TCCAACATCTTAATACAATTAATTTCTTTTCAAAATCTGAGTAAGTGTTCCACTCCCTGATTTCATTTGCCGTTCTGCCACAGCCTTTACAAGTTCTAGTTCCCCATTGGGTTACCGTACAAATCCCAATACAAGGGGAGTCAGCTAAACCAGTAGTTTCATGCAGAGCTTTTTGTGCCATCGTTTTTACCTCTTATAAGACGGACGTTTTTAGTTCTTAACCAGTCTCTCAAAAGTTTATTCCTTTCTATTGTACTAAGGTTTGTGTCACTAAGTAAAGTTTTATGGTGTTTAGTATATAGCCCATAACCAGCGTAATAATCTCCTGCACCTAACTCATTGAACCTAACTATCTGCCAAACTCTCTGTTTGGTCATGCCATAGCGTACACCAATTTCTTCAAGCGTGTACTCACTATTGAGTGAAAGCATAAATATCTCGAAATATTTTTTGCGTAAATCTTTTCTTTTACCCACCATAATCATACTCCTTGTAATTATATATTGCCGTACCCCAACTCAAACCTATTTCTGCATCTACTTTATTAGGCACAATAAGTGGTACGCAGTCTCTCATAACCTCTATTATTTTTTCACAATCCTCTACGCTACTAACAGAAATATCTAGCTCGTCGTGTATCTGTGTGTGTGGCAGTATGCCTTCTTTATATAATTCGACCATGGCTTTCTTTGTCATATCTGCTGCTGAACCTTGTATTAATCTATTCATAGCTTTATATGTAAACGCACGTTTAATATCCTCACCATATTTTTCTTGAGCTTCAGCAAAAGGTAGGGCTACGTCTCTGTCAAACCTTGGCTCATATAGATTGAACCTACACTTACGACCTAGTACTGTAGTAATAAATCCACGGTTGTTGCCTAGCCTAGCACATTGATCTCTTAAGCCTTTGATAAAAGGTACACGCCTATGAAACGTATCAAATAAAACTTCTGCTTCTTGAGGAGATATATCTAATTGAGATATTAATTTATCTTTGCCCATGCCATAACTCAAACCTAAGTTGATAATCTTAGCTTCCTTACGGCTTATATTTGCCATGTCTGCCACTACCTGATGAAAGTCTGCGTCTTTGTTTCTATAAGCGTCTACTGCGTCTGCAGCACCTTCCTGCTCGGTAATAGAAGCATAGTGTACGGTAAGTCTAGGCTCTTGTTGAGAGTAGTCAAACGCACCCCAATGCATATCTTTTTCTGGTACAAAAATACTACGAATCAGAGGTCCAATATAGTCATTACGTGCTGGTACTTGTTGTAAGTTTGGGTTACTACTACTGAACCTGCCTGTTACAGTACCCCCACGGTCGGATCGTAGTGGGTGAAGTTCTCCATGTATTCTGCCTTTAACATTATGTTCTAAAACCATTTTATCTATAAAGGTAGTTCTTGCTTTATTTAATTTACGAGCTCTAGCTATGCCGTTAGCAACCTTATGGTCGTGAGCTTCTAACCAGTCCCCAGCAAAAGAGGGAGCTTGTGTCTTCGGTGTACGTGGGTAACTTAACCCTGCTCTATCAAATACAGTAGCTATAGAAGTTGCTGCCCAAAGGTCAGGCATAACCCCAAACTCTTTATGAATCCCTTCTAGTATAGATTTTTCTTCTTTAAGTAATTGTTTACTTACTATTTCTGCTCTATCTAAATCTACAGGCACACCTTTCCAACGCATATCTAAAAGTATAGGTATCAAAGAAGTTTCTAGTTCGTATATCTTCTGTACGTTTTCTTTTACTAACCCTTCCTTTAAAATATTCCAAAGTTTTAATGTAAGAGCAGCATCTTGTTCAGCGTACGCACCCACATATTTAGCAGGCAGTTTATACATTTCAGACTTAGGGTTTAAACCAAAAGATCTCGCTGCTTCTTCAAGTAACGTTTCATCCTTAACCTCGCCTACATACCTTTGACCTAATTTATTAAGGGAGTACCCAAATTGATTCTCATCAACAAGAGGTGCAGCAAACATAGTGTCGTGTATTGTGCCGTTAACATGAACCCCCATTCTTCTTAGCCAACCTAAATCATACAAAGAGTTATGAAACACTTTATCATTAGGGTGAGCCATTTCTTGTTTCAACCAGTTAGTTACTACACCCTTATCTAAGTTGCCCCCACCTACATGTTGTATAGGTAGGTAGATAGCAAATTTTTCTGTAGCTATAGCTATACCAGTTACATAACCTTGACCTTCAAAAGCCCACGACGGTCCATGAGACATGAGTAGGGGGTCATAAGTTTCTAGGTCTACGGCTACTTCTTTAAACTGACTTAGGTCAGGTAATGTGCTAGGAGGTGCCCAGTCAACTTCAGGGGTAAACAAAGAAGATTGCATTAGTATCCCCTTGCCTTAACATACAAAGAAACAACTGCTATTATTACAAACAATAAATATATACTCACTATTATTCCTAAAACTTCACACATTTGTGTTTTGTTGAGTGTTAGCTTCTTCAAGTACTTGACCAGTAAAAGACTCCACTAATAATAAGTACCTTCTTAAATCACGTATGTCATCTAGTAAACCAGTATCGCTAGTGTCTGCAAAAATAGCAGCAAACATATCGTAACCTTGTTTATTGGTTTGGTTTTCTATCCTATCCCATTTACGTGCGAGCATCATAAAAGCTCCTATACCACCACGCTTACGCCAACTGTCACCGTAAGATTTTTCGGCTAACTTAAGAGCCTCTATATCTTGTTGGGTTAAGTCATTTATTCTATCAAAATCTGCAGCCATATTATTCTCCTTTAATCAAAGCGACTTGGGCAAATATTTTGCTTGCCAAAGTAACACCATTTACATTTAAACTGAGAGGGTTTAGCTGGAAACTCCTCAGTCGTCGTCATCTCAACAGCCCTAGCGTTTAGTCTTTCACGTTTTGCTTCTACTGTTTCTTTATCATACTGATACCTATCTAACTTAGCGTGGTCTAAATACCACAGCTCAGTTGTTATAGTTTCTAACTCAGGTAGTCGTTTAAATACTATAGAAGCATATAGTTCACACTGTTCCCTATGCCCTTCTTGGTTGCCTTCATACCTACCTGTTTTAAAATCAATTACCCTAGCGTTCTTATCACCTTCAACGTGAACAAAAGCATCTACTTTAGCCCTACCCCACGTATCATGATCAAACCAACCTGTAGGTGTCCACTCAGTAGTAAACGCCCAGTCACCTTCACAAAGTACATGCCCTTTTAAGTGCATATCTTTTAAAAGGTCAAAGGCTTCTTCAAACTCTTTAAGGGCTGGTGGCATCTCATCATACCTACCTCTTATATATTCTTCACAGAGTTTATGTATATCTTTACCCCTGTCCATCGCCTTATTTCCAGGCTCTTTAATTCTTTGAATGTACGCATACTCTGCTTTCTTTGGGCACCCTTCAAATGTTTTCAGTCTACTGTAAGACCATTGTGGTATTGTAGCCATTATTTTTCCTTGTTATTTATCGATGTATTTAGCCAGTCAAACCCAGCGGTACGCCAATCTGTAGCCTCGCACCTCTGAACTTCAACTAACGCGTCTTCATACTCTCCCTTCTTATAACAATGCCACGCGTCCTGTAATGGACACGCAACCTCAATAAAGAACTCATCGTTAAACGATAATACTTCAAAAGGTTTACGGTTCAAAAAATCAGTTAAATCTATATCCCATAACTCTTGACGTACATTCATCATAGGGTAGGGGTTTATTTGTTTATTTTCATAGGGGTTACTGCTGTGTTTTATGCTGTAGTAATCAAAAGCATCTTCTGCTTCTAACTTAGCATGCATGTCATCAAACACATCATTGTATGCATGGAAACTGTCGCTTACTTGAGTGTACGCTCCCATTTCATAGCCTATAGAAGAAGCTACATACTCATGTAGCATAGACATATGTACAACGTTAGCACCAAACGTTCCCCAAATTATATCGTTAGATCTATTACTGACGTTCATAAGTAATACGTCGTCTCTTACTTTAAAGTAAATAGAAGTATTACAAGGTACATCAACCCCAGCCCTATTTAAATCAACAGTAGGATCCCACATTTGAACTACACAGCGTCTATCAGTATGATCCATATTAAGTCTTTGGATTACCATCTCTACTTGGTCACCACCAAAATGCTCACGCCACCTATGACCATACGCACCGTGTAAAACTATGCCATCGTCGCTGTATTCTTTCATGCGTTTGTTATATTTCATAACGTAATCTAAATCGTTACGTCCTCCTAGCATCCACAAACCCTCCATAAAATGGAAGAAAGGGTTAGCTTTACGGATAGGCTCAAACAATACTCTTTCGGCAGGTCTACTGAATACTGTAGCCACGGGACAAGGAGCTTCTACCACGTAGCCTGCCCTACTACCCTTTACGTCATCTCTAAACTCATTGAGTATATCTAGACCTTTTATAAAACCATCATTTACGTTTCTACAATTTACAACTAACATTTAATTTCTCCTGTATTAAAATAACTCGCCATTTTCCGCACCTTGCTTTAAGGCTTTCTTCCACATAACTTTGACATCCTTACGGATACCACCACCCCAAGCTGTTTTAGTTTCTTTCTCTACTACCATTACTACTTCAGGGTGCAACTTAGCTAACAACTCTGCTCCTGCAGATTGTACTTCTAAGGTACGCCACTCACTACAACCGCCAGCAGCATTTGAGCTACCTTGACCTTGAGCATAGTAATAACTTATTTTACTTGGTAACCCTTTCTTTAACAATTGTAAATTAATATCAAAATCTTCCATAACTTTAGTCCTAGCTAGTTCTATGCCGTCAAACTTATCTAGGTTGTAGGCTAGTAGCCTCATGTACCTAGTTGTTTCTACTGATAGAGCCTCTACCCTGTTATTACCTTCCCTAGCACTTACACCACAGTGAGCATAGTCGTCTAACCAAACGTCTAGTAAACCAAATAAAGCAGGATACTCTTCAGGTTCTAAGTATCTTAAATGCCAGTCGGTAGTAGACTTACGGATATAAAACCGTAGGTCATCATCTAACATAACAATTTTATTGTCGTCAGTATTGTCGTGTATAAATCTGCGTTTGGTAGCTATATCTGTTACAGTGTCATCACACACCATAATTCTACAATCATACTTAGAGTATAAGTCTTTCTCATGCTCGTCTACTACTAGCGTTACTGCTTTACGCAACTCTTCTGGAAAGAAAGACAGCGTTACTTGACTGTCTGCTCTACCTCTTGTTGGAATATATATTCTCATTTATTTACCTTATACCTTGCACGTGGTCTGCCTTCGCCCAAACGTGTACGTTCATATTTATCAAACTCACAAAGGCAGTGTTCGATATCTCTCATCTCTAGTGGTAGCATATGTCCTTGTAAATACTCAGGGGAGCAGTCTAACAACACTTTCATCTCAAAATTTAATTGAGGTTTTTTAATTGTTTTATTTAGTTCTCTGTGGTGTATTCTATTTAAACCACGTTGAGCTCCTGGTCCAGGGTTAGCCCAAGTCATAATATCTTTAGCGTTTCTTAGCCACTTAGTATGACGTAAGTCAGTAACAACCTCGTAAGCCATAAAACCACTAAACCCAGCATGCTTTTGATACCCTTTCCATGTTTCTTCTAACGATTCTTTTACCATAGGTGGGTGGTTTTCATATAGAGGAGTTAGTATCTTATCTATAGTTTGCTCAACCTTAGTGCCACCTAGCGTACCTGTCAGCATGTATGCCCCAGTATATACTTTTTCTTTTCTATCTAGTCTACCTTGCATTATAGCTTTTAAACGTTCAGGATTCCAATGCTCAGGAAAACCTAACTCTTCTAAAGTGTCTGGCCAATTGATTTGTCTAGCCATAGACATGGCAAAAGGTAGGTTAGGGTGGTCAGCGTACGGTTCACGCCAGTTTACTCGTAACCATTCTGTTACTTTATCTAACTCACGATACACGTTACAAAAACTATACTCCGTTAGTATAGCGTCACTAGTCCATGGATATTTAACACCGTTTTGACGACGTAAGTATATGATGTGCCGTTCGTTTAAGTAATTAAAAAACTTTTGTGTTTCTTCTTGATTCAAGCTGCTTCCTCTTTAACCCACCACGTAGGTTTAGGTGTGCATTTATTCCACTCAGCGTAATGCTTTTCGTTAATTAAATAGTTACGGTATGCCTTAACAGGGTCAGGGTCTTTATACTGGTCGGGCATAGCTTGGGCTGGTGGATAAAATTTATACTTAGGTATAAGGATAGGAACCTCTGCTAGTTTTTCATTTAACTTAACCCAACTAGCGTGGCGTTTACCTTCGTAACGCTTAGAGTACTCCTCTGATAAAGCTTGAAAGTGGTTATAAAGCCACTTATAATTCATAACGCTTTCCCTAGCCCAGATAGTACAAGGGTGATTAAGGTAAGCAGTTTTATATATACC